GTTGCCATCAAATATGTATCTTAGATATTCGATCGATGGATCTGCTTATACTGTAATGGATCTCGGATAGTATATAACTCTATCTACTAGTTATAGTTACATCACATTCTATTTGATGAAGAATCAAACTGTAGTGGATCAAGAGAGAATCCCTATTGTCAAGGATGGCTCTGATGGGAATGATGGAGATGACGGTGAATCACCTATATTCGCAGATCTTGATAACGAAGTAACATCGATACCAGCTGATGAAAACGGTGTGATTAATACTGCATACTTACCTCTAGATACAACTGTTAGTATATATAGAGGTATTCAAAAGATGAGTATCAGTAGTATATCCGTTACTGCTAGTTCTTACTATACCACAACAACAAACACTAGCACTGGTTTGGTACAAGTAAACTACTTATCAGCCAATGCTCCAGAAGTAATTGAAGTACCTATATCAGTGAGTACTGTGTATAACGGAACAACGTACACAAGATCTGTAACATTCACAATCAACAAATCAATTAAGGGAGCCACAGGTGATACAGGTGAAGTACCTTCGTGGAAGACGTTTGTTTATAAGAAATCAGATACTCAACCTTCTGCCCCAACTAGTACAGACATACTTCCTAGCGGCTGGTCTGATTATCCTACTTCTGATGGTAAATGGTGGATGTCTGTGGGTGTCGTAGACGGTTCTACAAGTAAAGTAACAGCTTGGTCTACACCGGTTCAGTGTACTGGTGAAGACGGTGATAATGGTGGATACACTGAGTTTAGATTCGCTGTAAATCAATCTAACACTACAGCTCCTTCATTGAGTAATTCTGTTAGAAATCCATCTGGTTGGACAGTTGCACCTCCTACGAAAGATGAAGATAGTTATCTGTGGATGATCACAGCTACAATAGATGCTTCCAACAATCTATCTGGAACATGGAGCAGCCCAACATGTATAAGCGGAGAAAAAGGACAGGATGGCGAAGCTTAGACACCTGACTACAAGACATTTGTATTTAAGCAATCTACCTCCCAGCCTAGTACTCCTAGTGGAACTGATTTGATTCCATCAGGATGGTCTGATTATCCTACAACAACAGGTACTTGGTGGATGAGCGTCGGTTCAGTTGATGGCACAAATGGTAAAGTTACTACTTGGTCTACTCCAGTAAAATGCACAGGAACTGATGGAACAAATGGTACCAATGGTACTAATGGTAGTTACTACGACTTTAAATACGCAGTAAACAGTAGCAAGACAACAGCTCCAACAATAAGTACTACATCTTTGAATCCCGGTAGTAGTTGGAGCGACACACCGCCTACAGTGGGTACAAACCAATATCTGTGGATGACTAAAGCTCTTAAGAGCTACGACGGTACAGTGTTAAAGAGCAATTGGTCAACACCGGTAAGAATATCAGGAGAGGATGGTGATGACGGTACAAGTATGTATTTACATATTAAGTTCTCAAATGATGGTGGTTAGACGTTTACTGATGCTACTAGTACAACTACAGCCGGTGAAACTCCAGGTAAGTATATTGGCTATAGAGTTGATTATACTGAAGGAGACTACCCTAGTGTTGATGGCTATACTTGGAGTAAATTCCAAGGTGACGATGGTTACGGTTATGAATATATATACAAGACAACATCATCGTTCATCGCCCCAGTTCTTCCTGCTACTAATGATAGCTCAGCTGCAACAACTGATGGATATGTGTTATCAGGATGGTCAGCAGATCCTATCACTCCAACATAGTCAGACAGCTATTTGTGGATGGCTTGGCGTGTAAAAGTAGACGGCATATGGTCTGTATTCAAAGGCACAGGTTTGTAGTCGGATGGAACATAGAAAGCATTGTTGTTTGCAATGTATGCTGAAGGAACTCCAGGCCAAACAGGTGCTCAAGGACCTATAATCTATCCTGCTGGATATTGGGATGCAACGTTATCATACAAAGCCGATTCTACTAAAGCTCCTTATGTACTGTATAACAACGAGTATTACTTATGTACTACTACAGAAGGAACAACTATTGGTGCTAAACCTAATGCTGTTACTGATGGGTCTTGGACAAAAATGGATAAATTTGAAGCTATCTATACAAGCATACTTCTTGCTGATAACGCATTAATTGGTTCAGCTGTATTCAATGGTGATTATATGTTCTCACAGACTGGATATGATGAGCAAGGATAGAGTTATACAGATGACTATGAATACTTCAATCCAGATGATCCTCTTGAAGGAAATTTTGTGCCAAATGTATGCATTAACTTCAAAACCGGCGAAGCATTCTTTGCCAACGGTAAAGTATAGATTAATTCTGACGGTACTGTTAACTTTGGTAACAATATCACTATTGTTGAGAATGGTAACACATTGATCGATGACGTTGTTTACGAAGCGCCATATAGAGGTGGATTGAGTGAAGATGACTTAAAATACTTAACGTATAAAGTTACTCCGTCAACATCTGATAAATCAGACAACGAATATACTTATCAGATATATCTTGACCCAAGCAAGTGTGTATATTACACGTTAGTTGAATGTTCAGATAGAGTGGCTAAGCGCAACAGATTCTATCTTCCAGATCCGTCCAAATATACAGGTAAATAGATTACCGTATCAACTAGAGAATTTACCAGTGCCGAATATACTGCGGCAAACAAGGTATCGGTAACATTGACACCAGATCTTGTGCAATTGTACGGTAAGATTAAATATAGAAATTGTTTCAATGGCGATCAATATACGTATGTTAGCGATGACGCTATTAGACTCCCACACAAAAGCAATTTGACATTTAGAAGTGACGGATCATATTGGGGATTAGAAGAATCCGGTGTATACCAAGGTTATCTATCAAAGTTCTCAGGTAAATTCTTTTGGGGCGATAGAAGTTTCCCATACGCATCTGAATCAACTATGTGTACACCATCAGACGTTACTATAGCAGTTAGAGACTATACATCGATATATTTTGGCATGGATTATGATAAATTGTCGCAGTATACAAATTATTATAGAATATGCTAGTTTAAAATCATACTTGAAGATACCAGAGATATCGATTTACATTTCAGGTAGTCTACAGTTAGCAGTAGTGGAAGTGTAACGTATACGTGGCAAACGTTATCGTTAAATGAAGATGCAACATCAGTAACTATAGTTTATGATTATTAGACAGCGTACTTATTTTATTCATTATGACACGACAAGAACTTATAACAGAATTGTAGAAGTACTTTAAAGTACAAGAACTAGTATGTAGCCACTGTTTTAATAAATTTGGATAGAACTCATGGTAGTTCTTAAGTACAGAATTGTTAAGTACTCTATACACTTTACGTTGTGTAATATTCAATAAACCAATGACGATCAACACATGGCATAACGGCGGTTAGTTCTCACAACGAGGACTCCGCTGTAACATGTGCCAATTAGTTAAATCTAAAAGTAGTATTTATATGAGTGCTCACTGTTTAGGTAAAGCTATCGATTTCAACGTTAGCGGTTTAACTAATGAAGAAGTACACAGAGTAATAAAAGAAAATCAGGGTAAGTTTGAGTATCCTGTTAGAATTGAAGCAATCTCTTCAGCACCTACATGGTGTCATATAGATTGTATTCAACCAATTAACTCAAATAGTAAATTAATTGAATTTAAATAATATGAAAATAATTAGAAGCAAGATACAACCCATTGGTAAAGGTACATTCTACTATTGGGTAGACTTATCTGCAGATAAAGATGGTGCAATCATCAAGTATTACGATAGTGATACTAAGAAATGGTTGCAACTCGGTGATGCGGAAATCGCTCAACTTCAGGAGCATCTTGTAAAATTAGATGAGGCTGATGCATTACAGAATAAAGCTATTGCTAAGACCTCTAAAGAATTAGCAGAAGAAATTGAAAGAGCTGTTAAGTCCGAGACAGATATTCAGAAAGCTGTTGATTCTATTACTGATAGTTTTAATACGTTTATTTCATCTGATGAAGATGCTGATACCATTGTTAATAGATGGAATGAAGTAGTTAAGTTCTTAAACAATGTTAGTGAAAGTGATGATCTTGTATCATTACTTTAGAGTAAGGTGGATAAAGTTGAAGGCAAGGGTTTGTCAACTAACGATTTCACAAACGATATGTTGTCAGAATTGAAGAAGGTGCCTTTGATGATTAGTGATCTTTCTAATAACTGGTATCCACAGATTAACAAAAATACAGAAAACATCTCAACCCTTCAGGAAAATCTTGATAGTGTGTAGATAAATATGTATAACAAGGTAAATGCTGTTGATGGTAAAGGTTTATCTACCAATGATTATACTGATGCTGATAAAGCTAGTGTTGCTACAATCGGTGATAAATTGAATATCTCGGGTGGTAATATTACCGGCAGTCTTACTGTACAGAATAATACTGTATGGAATGCTGGTAATGACGGGGCTGATTCAGGTCTTGACGCCGATTTGCTCGATGGCCATCACGCTAGTGACTTTGTTCTAGCCAACGATTCTAGTAGCTTATACAATTTGTTAGCTTACGGTATCGAATTTGATACAGCTACCAGCTCACCTGATTGTACTAGAATTGGTAACTTATCGATGCATAAAACATTGCCTATTCAATCACGTATTAGAAAGTGTATCGTTAAAGACGGTAAGGTAAATTACTATCTTGATGCGAACAACTCTAAGTTAAAAGCTGATGGTACAGATGCGGTACTTGATGGTACAGATGGTGATATAATGGCAGATATTCCTAACTATTATCTCCATTCTGAAACTGAAGGTACTAAATTTCGTGTATGGATTTCATCAATGAATCTTGGTGCCGGATGGTATGAAGTTGGTGATTACTTCTGGTCTACAGATAGAGGCGTTATTGATAGAACTAACTTGACCATTCATTGTATTGAGAACACTGACGCCCAGTATAGAGGTGGAAACAATGGTTCTACTTATGATGAAGATGATGTAACTAGATCTAACCTTGGAAAGCCTGTTACAAGTATCAATAGAACCACATTTAGAAGTTATTGTGTTAAAGATGGTAAAATACCTATGAACTTTAATAAGTATTGTGCGTTGTATTGGTTGATTGTTATTGAATATGCTACATTCAATCTTGGCAAAGAATTCAATTCAACACTCGATGCTAATGGTTTTCATCAGGGTGGACTTGGTTTTGAAACGAACAATAACTTTAATGGAACGTGGTGGAGTAACTACAATGGTTATAATCCGTTGATACCGGTTGGTTTTCTTGACGAATTTGGTAACAATAGTGGTTATAAAGATATAAATATTCCATCTTTTTCGTACAATAATGGGAACACAACCACAAATGATACGTTATATAGAGCGTACTGTTACCGTGGAATCAATATGTCACACGACATTTGGACCATTATTGACGGTATAGTTCTCCATAGAGATACTGCTAATGCAGCAAGTAACGTTTATGTAACAGATGATGTGGATTATTTTGAAACTCCTGATACTAATGGTTACATTGCTGGTACAGAAGTAGCATCTGATGGATGGATTAAGAACTTTAACTTAGGAGAAAGTGGATTTATTATCCCGTCTGCAGTTGGTGGATCTAGTAGCACTTATATGTGTGATTATCACTGGTGTAATGCTACTAGCACAGAAAGAAGATTGCTCGTGGTGGGCGGTGATGCTTACTATGGTTCTTATGCGGGGCCTGGCTGTTTCGATTCTTACGTTGGCGTCGGCCTTGCGGATGCCGATTTCGGGTTTAGATTCCTTATTCCTAAGAAATGAGATAATTAAAATATTATAAACAAACAGGTTGATGTCTGTGCTGTAATATTCAATATTGTTAACTGTATTGTTATAGAAACAAAATACTCATAGTAGGCAGTAATGCTAACAATGGTTCTAATGCAGGACCTAGCTATTTCAATTCTAACAATGACGTCAGCAATGCGAATGCCAATTACGGGTTAGTCAAATCATATTTATTTTCTAATGTTCACGAGAACGAGCGGACATCAGCCTTGCCTCTTGGCAAAAAATAAAGTTGTATTCATTAAATGGTGTTGGTAGGTATAACCGAAGGCTCCATACAATGATTTGAAACTATGCAAAGATATAATAATTTAATGGTAAAATTATGTTCATTAGAGAACATACAACTCGCCGATAAGAATGCACGTAAAAACAAAAATAATTATTACGGTATTCGAGTATATGATAAAGATAAAGAAGCTAATGATCTGAAACTTCTTGAAGATTTCAAGAATGGAACATATCACACTTCAAGTTATAAAACATTTAAGATATACGAGCCTAAAGAACGAGAGATATTTAAACTTCCATATTATCCAGATCGTATTGCCCACCACGCTATTATGAATGTGGTAAAAGAAATATGGACTAAACTATTCATTAAGAATACATATAGTAGTATAGAAGGCAGAGGAATACACGCTGCAGTTAAAGATATCAAAGAAGCTTTAAAAGACGTAGAAGGTACAAAATATTGTTTGAAGTTAGATATTAAGAAGTTCTATCCGTCTATTGATCATGAGATACTTAAGAAGATAATACGTAAGAAGATCAAAGATATTGAATTCTTAAGATTGCTCGATGAGATTATTGATTCTCCCGATATGCAAGATTTCGAGAGTATCAAGAAAGGCAAGAGCGTTCCCATCGGCAATTACTTATCACAATACTTTGCTAATCTGTATTTAACATACTTTGATCATCATATGAAGGAAGTAATGGGATGCAAATACTACTTTAGATATGCAGACGATATAGTAATATTATCGGATAGTAAGGAGTTCTTACACAAAGTACTTGAAGACATAAAGATTCAATTAGCAGAACTTAAATTAGAGTTGAAACCAAATTATCAGATATTCCCAGTAGCAGATCGTGGAATTGATTTCATTGGATATAAGTTCTATCATACTCACGTGTTGTTAAGAAAGTCAATCAAGCAAAGAATGCTTAAACTCATTAACAAGCGAATGAGTAAGAACAAATTAAAAACTCATTTGCAATCATACTTCGGATGGTGCAAATATTGCAATTCTAAGCATCTACTGCAGAATGTTGAAGAGAAGACTGAAATCCACTTCTCAAATTGGCTAGGTGAGAAAAAGAGATTGAAAGATATTCTTAATGAAAGGATATACTTAGTTGATATTGCCGAATACAGTTCATACTATAGGTTAAATTACATCTACAACGATAAACGGTATACTAGTGTATGCAGAAATAAACGTTTACTGGAGTTGTTGAAAAGCTGGCATTTACCAATACATTTTAAACTACATAATTATGTTGACATTTAATAAAGCTAACAGTGATAAGAGACCTGAACAAATTGAAGCGCTTGGTAATGGTACTTATTACTACAATTATAACATTGAAGAAGTGACTAAGACTGATGAGTTTACTAACGAAGAGCACACTTCTTACGAATACAATTACATTTTGATCACAGGTGAGCCTACTTACGCTAACTGTGTAAAAGCTGCTATCCGTGAGTATATTGATGAGAGTAAAGAGTTTGATCTTATCAATAGCTATAATGCTTACTTACTTAATGGTACTGATGAAGAAGCTAAGAGTAAGTATATGGATTATTTGTCTACTGTACAAGAGATTAAATCGTTCATTAAAGCTGATTTAGCAGCATAACCGCTATAATGCGTTAACACAATCTTTGAAAGTCTGGGAACATAATCTCAGACTTTCGTTATATATAGCAAAAGCAGAATTTAAATCAGTTACTACTGAAGAACAATTACAGATATTTATCAGAAGTGTTATATAGATCAGAAGAAATAATGAACATGTTTGAGCGTATATTTGCGAGAGGGTATCAATCCGTATGTGGGTTGGTAGCCGGCATTGCAGCTATATTAGCTCCTTGTGTACCTTTGATAATCACTGCATTCGTATTTATCTTTTTAGATTTATTTTACGGATACAAGGTTTGTCGAAAGTACAAGTCCAAACACTTTGAATCTTCTAAGTTTTGGAAGACCGTCGAAAAGTTAGGATTGACGGCTGTTCTGGTAGCTTCATTTACACTACTCGATAAGTTTATATTCATGACTTACGACGATCTAGTATTTGCTAAGGTAGCTGCTGGTACAGTATGCTTTGCTGAAATTATATCTTTGCTCGAATCGTTAAGAGCATTGAAGCCGAACTCTATTACAGCTAGGTTACTTTCTAGCGTTATTAAATCTAAAGCTAATAAGTATCTAGATGTAGACATTACAGATATTATAGATGATATACCCAATGATAACAACACTATTACCAATAATAAAGAAAGTAATAAAGTCTAAATGGAATACAGTTATCAGTTGGTGTAAAAAACATTTCAAATCTATTGCAGTGATTATCATATTGATTCTCACTGCTTTTTTGTTTTATACACATAAGCAATTGAAACAAAAGAACGAACAATTAGATCGTATTACTAATAATTACGAGTATTATTCAGAATAGTACTCTAAAGAAAAAGAAAACAATTCAGTACTACAACTGAGTATAACAGACTTCAAATAGAGTCAAGATAGTCTTATTCAGCAATTACATGCTGCATAGAAGGAAATGAAAATAAAAGATAAGTAGTTGGTGTAGACCTCTTTAATAGAATCTACAGTATCACACGATACTACATTTATAGTCAAATCAAATGACTTTACTGTGGAAATCAAACCAAATGAATTGACATCAATCGTTATAGATAAAAAAGATTCTGTTATTACTCATTAGATTGAGATAAAGAATTCTTAGATTCTAACAATATATACTGGTAAAAAATATCGCAACCAATATAAGAACTGGTTTACTAGACTACTACACTTAGACTTTAAGAAGAAAACTACTTATAATTATGGGATTACTAATTCCAATGATTTAATACAAGTAGAGAATACTAGAATAGTTGAACTATCAAAATAAACAACATGGATAAAAAGTTAAAGATGCAACGTCACGAACTAAAGTACGGACCGCACTTTGACGAGAAACATGCTATCAAAGCTGTATCCGGGATGTAGAATGAGGATGGTACCACTGGTGGACATTACTCTTTACATGAAGCAGCCAGACTTGCTAATCAATACGGTATAAGTCTTGCTACTCCCGAATTCAACGAATACGATTGGTATGTCGCATTGAATATGGTTTACTCAGATTATTTCAAATTAATAAGTAGTATGTCAGCACAAGACCATACTAAATGTTTCGTCAAGATGGCTGAAGCTTGGTTAGATGACAAAGACATAGAAGAAGGAAAGATGTGGCATTATTACTGCTACGTCATGTGCGATGAAATACGCGAGGAACTCCTTGAAGAAGATGAAGAAGAGGAGGAAGAGTATGAAGAACCGCATTATAGAATGAGACATTACTACTATGATGAACCCCGTCATAGAAGATTATCAAAATACAATTATTAATCAAAACTTATAAATTATGTACGAACCTGAGAGAATATATGTACAGAATGCCGGTGGTATTGACCCCGGTGTAGCTGCATTAATGCAAAATGCAAGTAAAGGAAATATGGATCCGGCCGCATTGATGGCAATGATGAATAATAATGGCATGAATGGTAATGGCGGTTGGTGGTGGATTTGGATCATTTTGATCTGGTGCTGCTGGGGAGGTAATGGCTTCGGTGGTTTCGGTGGAAACAACGGTGCTAGTCAGTTAGCTTCTCAACTCAATACTGACAACAATACTGATCTGTTAATGTAGGCATTACAAGGTAACAAAGACGCTATTCAGAATCTTTCTAATACCTTGAACTGCGACATCAACACAATCAATACAGCGTTGAGTACTATCAACAGCAGTGTAAGTCAAATCGCTTGTGATACGAAATTGTCTGCTCAGCAAGTAATCAATGCTATTACTTCAGGTGATGCTAACTTGGCATCATAGATGGCTACTTGTTGCTGCAACATCCGTACTTCAATTGGCGAAGTAAATAACAGCATTACGAAGATGGGTTATGAGAATCAGTTATCGAACTGTCAGTAGACTAATACCTTAACTAATGCTATTCAGGCTGGGTTTAACTCAATCCTTAGTGATAACTGTAATAGATTTAATTTGCTTAACCAGCAGATTAACGCACAGACACAAGTTATCAACGACGGCTTCTGTAGCCTAGAGAAACGTGAGATGTAGAGAGAAATTAACGCTCTTAGAGATGAAAAATTTGGTTATCAGTTGGCTGCTTCACAGTAGAATCAGACTTCTAATATTATCAACACTCTTCGTCCTACTCCAGTACCTGCTTTCCTTACAGTTAATCCTTTCTGTAACTGTTCAAGTACAACTACGAGTACGACTACATCATCAGCAAGTTAATAACAGGGCTACTTCGGTAGCCCTTAACTATTTATCAATATGCAATTCAATCAACTAAAACAAGGTGATAAAGTATACATACTGGAATCAGTAGGTACTTTTTAGAAGTAGATATCATATAGTATAGGTACTGTAACTAGCGTTAGTTAGCCGTATGACGAACCATTACCTGCCGGTCAATTTCCTATACCAGGTTAGTCACGTAAACGTATTGTGGACGTCACTATTACCTGCTACGGCGAGACTAGAAAACTAACAGTCCAATATGATAAATCTACTATAACAGATACATCTATCGGTCTAACGGTATCAACAGATACTAAAGAAATAGAATCTCTGGTTAATGTAAAGCTACAGGAAGCACAAGATTAGAAAGAAGCTGTTAAACGATTTGATCAGTAGATATACACATGCTAGCAAATACTTGAACAACTTAAACCAACAGAAGGGCAATCTTAATAGGTTGCTCTTTTTTTATGCATTTTCTTCAACAAGAAAGGCTATTACATATCGCTAACAAATGTAACAGCTTGAAATGTAACCGGTACAGAAGCCAAACAAATACGTTTAGATACTATTAATTTAAAATACGTATTTAAATGACATTAAATGAATTATGTGACGATATCTTACTTGAAGCTAGAAACAATCAGATTACTGAGAGTGAGAAGCTAAGTAAACGTCAAATACAACTGTGGATCTAGACATATCGTGCATTCCTGCTTAAGTAGGAACTTGATAAGGAGGATGAAGCGCTAGATGATGCTTTTACTCAATATATCAATATGCACTTGTCTATGACAGAAGACGAACCTGGGCATTACGAATATGTCAGTGATGAAGATCTTCCTACACTTCTAAGCGCAAGAGGAAAGATAGGAGTTCTATCAGTTAAAGATGCGTTCGGTAATTTGATCCAGATTGGCTCTGAGACGAAAATGAAATACCAAAGGTATAGAAAGTACACCTGTGATCATTACATCGCTTACGTTAAAGGAAATAAGCTGTACGTAGAAGGTGGTCCAAACTTGTTAGAGAATGTTGAAGTAAAGGTAATAGCAGAAGATCCTACTGAATTGACTGAATGCTATAATCCCGATACTGACGAATATCCTATTCCAGCATACATGTGGAGTACTCTAAAAGACTTAATATTCAACAAAGAATTCCGTGTTATGGTGTCTCAAGTATCTGATGTTACTAACGATAGTAATGACGGTACTTAGAATCAAACAAATACTAATCTATATAAAGCTAAACGATGAACGAACCTAATAAAAGTGCAACAAAGACTAAGTCGTATACTATAGCTTCGTTCTACAATAAGTACTTATCTGAAATAGAAAAAGATACTATATATGATATAGATTATTTCAAATATAGAGGAATTGTTACTGAGTATTTCAAGTATCTCCAAGATCAAGTAATAGAGAAAGGAAGACAAGTTAAATTACCTTACAGATTAGGTACATTACAGATAGTAAAACACAAGCCTAAGTATTATGACAGTAGAAGTCTCAGAATAGACTACAAAGCTACTAAAGAGTTAAACAAACTAATATTACACGATAATCAGCATAGTGATATGTTTAAGTATAGAGCTTATTGGAATAAACAAGATACGATGTTCACTAATAAATCAAAGTATATGCTTGTTTTAACAAGAGCTAATAAACGTAGATTGGCCTAGCTGATTAAAACCAAATAGATGGATTATATAGAAATATGATATACGAATTAACAACAGCAAAATCTGTGATAGCAAAGATTATAGCAGATTTACAGTTGGATGAAACCAAGATCAACATATCAGATATCTATTCATGGGTGTTCGAAGCTCTTAATAAAATCGGTTCAGTTAATCAATTAGATCATAGAGTATGTGTATTACCCATCAAAAGTTATCAAGCTAAGTTGCCTTGTGGTTTAGTAAAGCTAGATTCTGTAGCATTCTCTTTCGGTGAACATAACGGTTGGTTACCAATGAGAAAGACTACTAATTCATTTAGTGTATTTAAACACTGTGGAGAAACTGAGCACGTTGATATGCTTATTAAAGATAACGCTTTGTATCCGATAGTAAAATCATAGTTTAATCTTACTAACGATAGACAAGCGTAGGATATACTTGATAACGACGATAACATCAGAGAAACGTTGAGTTGTTTAATTAACAATTATACTATTAATACTGTAAACGGTAGAACTAAAGGACATCCAACAGCATTCAGTAACGCATTGCAGTATGATGTTAAACCTGGCTACATTTACTGTAATATGCCAGAAGGATTCTTAAAAGTATCATACTATGGCGAATATTTGGATGAAGAAGGTTATCCAATGATACCTGATACTACAGCTTATGCTGAAGCAATCTACTGGTATGTAGCAAGCAAGATGTTCTTCATTGAATGGACTAAAGGCAGTAATGCTCATAAGGAACTTTATGCTACTGCTAAGACATCTTGGAATTATTACAGAAAACAAGCATACGCTGAATCTCTTATGCCTAATGCTGATGAGATTCAAAGTATAAAGAACACATGGCATACTTTAGTGCCGGAGATCAACGAACACGATACATTCTTCAGTTAGACTGGAGACAGACATACAACTTATAATTGGGACTAATATGGAAGCACAAACTAATACTTTTTTGCAAGGCATGGATAGAGACAATTCTCTATACTATGTGCAAGATAAGGCTTATAGATACGCAGAAGATATTAGAACTACAACAGACGATAATGGAACAACCGGTGTACTTCAGCCTAGAGATCATATCTATAAGACTGGTACGTACATAGAAGATAACGAATAGATATTAGGCGTAGTAAGTACCAAATATTGTAAGACTTCAGATTCTGAAGCAGAGCAAGTAGTTGTCATACTTACTCGTGATTTACGCGATGGCACCAATGTAATATACAGACTTGACGGTGCTGATGCTAACAACAAAGACGAGAACTTACTTCTAGTACCGATATTTAAACAAGATCTTAATATCACTACCAGAGTTGGTATATCAGCTAACTTTGAAAATGAGTACACTAGCAAAGTATACTTCGCAGATGGTAAATCATAGATAAAATGCATTGACTTGAATCGCTCATACGATTCTAGTATTACTTATGATATTGATATAGTTCCGTCATCAATGCTTGGTAAACCTGAGTTTGTTAGTACAACTACCGGTCAATTACAAGCTGGTTCTGTTCAATATGCTTACTGCTTATTCAATAAGTATTCTTCAATGTCTAGGATGTCTTCATTATCTAACATTATACCTATTGTTGAAGTTGGTTCCAACTCTCAATCAACTAACGGGTTAGATTCTTAGGACGTAAGCACAATGGGTGTGAAGATGTAGTTCGAATTGAACTCTGACGACTTTACTTATTATGATGTATATAGAATCTATTACGCTAGTAGTTCTGATACTCCTACTGTAACATTGATTACTGAACGTGAGCTTCCTAAGAAGAAGAAAGGTGATATCATAACATTTATTGATAGAGGTACATCGACTATTAGCACAATGTCTATTGAAGAGTTTGCTAATATTGTTGGTAACATATTCACCACCAATATCATTGAGGTGCATTAGAACAGATTATTTGCTGCTAATGTGCTCACTGATACGTGGGATGTAGACTACGACGCTAGAGCTTATAGAGCAGATATATCTGGTAGAGCTAAAATTGAATCAGTAGATTCCAGTGAAGATATGATTGGTGTACTTACTGAAGATGGTAAGATCGGTGGTATCAGTGTACCTGCTAATCACGATTGTATTAATCCAAGTAATGAAGTTATCGGTGGGCAGTATAGACAATACTACATCTACGATGCTAATGGTAAGATTGGTGGTACCGGTCCTAATATATCATATAGGATGGTGTATACAGATATCATACTTAGTGATAATTCTGTTAGTACTGCAGGTCTGCCTAATAAGCCTTCTTTGAACCACACAACGAACGAATTAACGATCAATGCTTCAGCAATAGCCAGTGGTACACGTAAATACTACTATATGGACGGTTCTGAGGCGTTTTCAGAGGACTTTGACCAAGAGATGATACCTAACTACTCTGGAGTGTCAACGTGCGAGAAATTGACCGGATACAAGCGAGACGAGGTGTATCGTTTTGGTATCATTTTCTATAACGACAAAGGTGATGCGTCACCGGTGCACTGGATTGGAGATATTAAGATGCCTGACGATTATCCATTTGAAACCGGCGTGTCTTCGTCATTATATAAACAGTCATCTGTTACTAAGCTAGTTGAGCTTAAAGGTAAAGCACTTGGAATCAAGTTTGACGTTAAAAATGTACCTGATACAGTAAATAGATGGGAGATCGTCAGATGTCGTAGAGAGAAGAAAGATAGAACAATCTTGTCGCAAGGTATACTTAGTTCTTTATGGACATACTCTGGCGATGAGAATGTTGGTAATTCTGGTGCATTCCCTAACTTCTGGCCTCAATGCAACTATGGTGATGTGCAGTCTATCTGGGCATGGAACAGTGAGGGTATGAAGACTGATGACGATAAATAGGATATCGTTACCGACTTGATGGAGATGATTACTCCCGAAAGCGCATTTGCTCCAACCGATTCGATTCAGTACTTCTAGGATGCCAGCTTGGTATTCAAGAAACACCTTGGAGTAAGAACTGGTAATGTAATATCGTCATACAAGAACACAAAATACTTGCAGTTCGGTAGTGGTATGGCTTAGTATCAGACAATCAACAATGATGCTGATAACCAAGGTAAGTATTGGGATGGCAAAACCACTATTGATTCTAGTAAGATCAATTGTGATTATACTTCTACTAGTGATAACTTAGGATTCAACAACATCTCTAGTACCGGTTACAGAGCAGGAGATGCTAAGACTACTAGAGGTCCTATTATTGCTAGAAAAGACTTTGCTGTATGTGGTACAATGAAATACTTCATGACTGGTGATGAATCAGTTAGTCAGACCAATGATTATTATACTCATATTGACAATGCGATGTATAAGATTGATTCTGCTATCGAAACAACCATTTGGGATGATGTACTACAAGGTGATGATATTTCAGCAGTAGGCTTGTCAAGTAAAGTACAGCCTATATCAAACTATTCATACGTAAATGTAAACCTCTGTAGACATGCTTGTTTAGCTGAACCTCACGGTAAATCGTTGATTGTTAAACTTACCTCAGATCAAGTACCTAGTACAAACATCAACAACAATTTAGCTGTATGGAACTTAGCTACATGTAATAGTGTCAGTGCAAAAGACCAACAGTTCGGTTTGTGTAATTCAGTACCTCTTGTAGATATCTATAATACTAAAGCTAACCCTTATGATGGTAATCTGTATACTGATAGACAGTATTCAACTTATATTAGTACCGGATGTTGCCACAAAGCTTCAGAATCAACAGGCATATGTTATGGTGGTGATACTTACTTATGTGTATTTGATTGGCAGAGTAGTTGGATGAATAAAGATAATAACAACTCGACTTCTTGCATTGGTCGTAGAGCGTTCTTTAATAGTTATATACCAGTAGAGACAATCTACAACCTTAATCTAAGACACGATCAGTGCTTCAGTAAGATATTAGCTAAGGATTATACTACTGCATACTTGTGTAGATACAACCCTGTTGCATTTACTAACTATGTACAGAATAAACCGATGTACTTGTACAATGACGCCTACTCTGCTAGTCCGTTAGCAAGAATGTACACAGCTAAAGCTGAATTTGATACAGATAAAAACAATTATATCAACCGTATTGTAGTAAGCGAATTAAAAACCAACGGTGAGATCAAAGATAGTTGGTGTACATTTAAGTTTGCTAATTACTTGGATGTGGATAATAAGTACGGATAGCTTACTAACTTACTATCATTTGGTAATAAATTATATTTCTGGGTTGATAATGGCTTTGGTATTGTATCATCTGGTGAACGTACAATCATTACTGATTAGAACTCTAGTTAGCTTACTTTAGGAACTGGTTCTGTACTCGAACGTGCAGATTTTGCTGCATCATATAACGGTTCTTCAATAGTAAATGATAAGAGTATAACAACATCAGAGGGTGCTATTTACTGGTATGATACACTGAAGAATGAATTAGTACAATTCGCTGGTCAATTAAACTGTATATCTAAACAGAAGCTAGTTCAATCAGATTTGAACAGTAGAACTACAGAGTAGAGATTGACGGATGTTGTATCGTTGTTCGATAAGAAACATAACGAAATATGGTTCAAGATTGATGATAAAGTTCTTGTATACAGCGAATCGTTACAACAATTCGTATCATACTATAATATGAAGTATGATTGGAAAGCTACATTCTACAAGTATGGTATAGTAATAGATACAGATGCTGATTGGTTGTAGCGTATTTATTGGATTCATAGAGATGATGATAGATATAAATCTATTGATCGTAAGAGCAGAATTCAATTGGTTATCAATCAGAATGCAGGTTAGACTAAAGCATTCGACAACGTCTGGTTTACTGGCGAGTTGGTAGACCCGGACAACAAATTGGATCCTCACATCGTAGAATCCGTTAAGTTTGAGACAAAGACATAGAGTACGGTAAGTGATACTGTTGAACCTATAGACTACAAAAGTATAGAGAATCGTGAAGATAATTACCGATTGTTTATACCTAGAGAGGCAGTAAGTCAAGAGTAGACTAATAAGAGTAAGTCGTTCTTAGGTAGAATGAGAGGTAAGTATCTATTATCAGATTTTACTTTTGATACCAACAAAGATAAATCTTTTAAAATACCGTATATTAGTACAACATATAGATATTCAATGTTATAATGGCAGATACAAAAAATTATGGTTTCACGTGGGATCCTAATGCAAACAATGGTGACGGTGCATTCGTTTAGCAAAACAGAAGCTTTGCTAATACAAGCATCAATTCAGCATTCGCTAACGGTTCATCTACCGGTGGAACTAGTTCAAGAAATTATTTATCAAATGATGCTGTAAACGGTTACATTTCGAACTTAAACAGTGTCTATAATATTGGTAGAGCATTCAGCAGTGATGCAACTGCCGCTGATAAGTTGATGGCAGCAAACGATGTGATCAATTTATATGGTAGATACGGTAGCAAATTAGGAGAGAATTTAGGCAAGTATTCACAATATGCCGGTAAGATTGGTGCAGTCGGATCTACTATCGGTGCTGCTTACGGTATCTACAATAACTTTGAGAATGGTGATATTGTAGATAAAACTCTTGGTAACGCAAGTATCGGTTTAAATGCAGTTAACTCTATAAAAAACGGTTTTAGTGCACAAGGTGCTACTACAGCATTAGGTAAAACAGCTGCTGGCGTTGGTGCAGCATACGGTCTGTATAGTATGGGTAGAACTGCAGTAAATAGTGCTAAGACCGGTAAAGTAGATCCTATTGGTGGAGCTATTGAAGGAGCCAGTACTGGTGCAGCTATCGGTTCATTCTTCCCAGGTTATGGTACTTTAATTGGTGCCGGTATTGGTACTGTAGTAGGTGCTGCTGCTGGATCAATTGGTACACCTGGTTATGTAGATAATATGACAGGAAAAATTACAAATTCAAACGGTTTGAATAATATATTCGATTTTGGCCATTCAAAAGGATATCTTAAGAATTGGCAAAGAAACGTATACACTGGTATACAATAGAATGCTTAGGGTTAGAAGCTATACAATGACTACTACGCTAAATACGGTAATAAAGCAAATACAGTACCTGGTTTAGCTGAAGGTGGTATAGTTCCTGATGCATTAGCATACTTAGATGATGGTGAGTTGATTAGAACTCCAGACGGTTAGATATCACAAGTACCTGAGCAAGGTAAACCTACAGATTCAAACTTGGTTAAAGTTCCTGTTGGTACCCAAGTACTTAGTGATAAGATAAAAGTGCCTGGTACAAAGAAAACATTTGCACAAGCAGGTAAAGAAATTATGAAGAAAAAGAAATACGGTTCTGATGTATATGCAGAGAACAGTAAGAAGTTGAATGAACAGAATCAGCAACAGGCTTACGATGAATTGCTGCAATTACAGGAAAGTATTAAGGATAAAGGTAGTAAGACTAAGAATGGAATTAAAGCGTATGATGGTGGTACAGAAGGTGTGAAGTACAGTAAAGAGTACCTCGACATGTACAATAAAGTTAGACAGCTTGGTAGAGATTGGGATGCCGAAAATAAGGAATACGGATATGGGGATTACTATTTTAGCAAGCAAAAAGAAGCTGAGGTTTAGTAGAAGAAGCTCGAATCCTTAAACAAACTAACTTCTTTATTTGGCGACGTATCAAATTTTGCCGGCGCTTTTAGAGAGAAGTTAACTCCCGAACAAGTACAAGCGTATACATATACTCCGACATTTGGTCCTACTTATTATAATGTGAATCCTGTATTACAGCAAACTGATACAAGTGATCGTATTGCTAGATACAATATGAGAAACATTAATCATAACACAGGCGCTAACATGGCATACGGCATTCAGTCGGCTATTGCTAGAAACAAAGCTTATGCTGAAGCATACGCACAAAAGAACAATGTTGAATCTAGTTTAGCATTCCAAAACGCTAATATAGCTAACACTGTTAATCAGTATAACACTACTGCTAGACATACTGCAGCAGACGAATATGCTAAAAACAAAGGCGCTGCAGATACAGCTAATACACAGAATAGAGCAGCTTTGTATAAAGCTATAGCACAATATGGTGCAGACCAGAAGAGAACTAAATACGATCAAGCGACATTGGCTTACATGCTGCCATTGTTGCAGTACGGATCACAACAAGCAGACCTTAACGCTTTAGCTAAAGCATATCTTAATAAGTAATTATGGCAACAGTAAATAGATATTATACAAACACACCGTATGAGTATGTAAGTTAGTATACTCCAATACCGTTTGAACAACTGTATAATGTAGGTAAAGAATACAATGCTAGAAGAGATAAAGCTGAAGAAAAGTTAACGACATACCTTTAGAAGATGGGAGAGTTTCAATCTCTCATCTCTAAAGATGTTGATAATTATTATAAAACAGCTTTGAATGACAATATTAAATCTATCATCAATGAAGCTGCTAGCAACCCGGACATTCTTAAATCTGCTGAATGGCAGTCTAGATTACAGCAAGGAATTAATAGTGTTGATTATGCCACATTGGCTAAATTGAAGAAATCGGCTGCATGGGCAGATCAATATCAAGCTAAAGTGCTGGATCTTCAATCAAGAGGTTTAGCTGGGCCTGAAGGTTGGTTGCCAGATGTACTCAACACACATGATACAACAAGAGATGGTATATTCAAGGAAACACCGTTGATGTACAAATCTGTAGTTGATGTGGTTAAGCCGTATGTAGATGATATTTAGGAATCGTATTTGTATACCAAAGGAGGTTATGATTGGTATGGCAGGTCATTTGATACTGTAAAAGCTCAAGTTGATGCTAATAAGTCTGATATCTTGATGAATCCACAGATTCAAAGACATGCAGCATTGGCATATTAGAGTTTTTATAACCAAACGTTTGATCGCGCTAAAGCTCAGCAATTAACTGATGATTACATGTAGCGTCAATTAGATCTGGCTGCTGGAGAATTCGCATATGAGAATAGAAAAGCTAACGAATTCAGTCTTGCTGCAACTAAAAAAAGTGGCAATGGCGATGATCCTGTTGGTCCGGTAATTCCATTTACTTTGGAAGCAGAAACTACAGGAGAAACCGCATACAAAAACGGCTTAAACATAATAAGCAGTAATTTTGATGCTAATAAAAGTGCTGATAAAAGTAAATATACGAGCATTCAAACCCCGAGACAGGCGTTCGATTACATGTTTAGAGAGGCTAGACGGGAAGGAGGCGGCGGCAGAACGATAACTACACGTAAAGCAACAGAAGTTGCAAACAACATTGTTAATTTGATATCGTACAACATGTCTTCGTCATTTAACAACTATCTGCAATCTGGCGGTGTCCCCGGAATCAGCAAAAAACCTCAAAGCACAGAATTAGGAAATTATTACACTGTAACACAACCAGAAAAAATGATACCGCTTCAAAAATTCTTTATTAGCGCCGCTGGTTGGGAATACACTAACAAAGATACCGAAACAGTTATAAATAAAATTAGTCGAGGAGACATTGGTGATATGGTGATTGTTGGTGGTGGATAGACGTTCACATTGCCTGTGAGTGGCAGTACTCAAACATACACGACTGTGGAAGCTGCTATTACCGAGCAGCAAGCTAAAGAATTGGGGTTATCAGAAAGCTCATTGTTAAATGCAGGTTTTAGTCCACAAATAGGAACGTCTAAACTAACATCCGGTATATCTGTTACGTCAACTGATAGATCTGATGAGGATATTACAGTAAGCCAGACTAATTCTGATAGAAGCAGAAAAACAAACAAATACTATAAGATTACATTTGTGAACAGAATACCTTCTACGGTTAGTGGTAATGAGTCATCAGCTTTGAACAGTCAGATGTACAATTTACAATATATGACACAATCACAAGCAGGAAAAGAACTCCCGAATACACAAGGATTAGCATTTGGTTATGAATAATAATAGAAATAAAAGAGAAGATATCGTAGGTAAGTTGATGAACAGAAATAAACAATTCGCTTCAACTTATTCGGAAACTCCAGCACAGAAGCCTGTTGCTAATGAATAGGATAATTCTCTTCCAGAAACTTACGACATTAATAAACAGATTACGCCTAGTCAGCAACCTGTAAGAGACAATTGGAAGGCTAGCGTTGATTCGTTAGATAAAGGATATGGTCCGATTGATTGGGTTAAGGATGCATTTACTGATTGGAAGATAAATCAGAATAATGCAAACATTGATGCTAGAGGAGCAGATGCTATTTGGTTGTATCAAAAACAGAAAGAGCTTGAGCAAGCACAAATGTATGTAAACATATAGAAGCTGTTGATACAACATAGTGATCCTAGCAGTGAGAACTTCATTGAGGACGATGCGACCAGATCTGAAATAGATAAACAGTTAAAAGAACAACTAACTGAATTAAAGCCAGGCTACGATGCGTCATCTATAGGCGCGGTAAAAGCAAAGAAAAAGAAGCCTACAAAACCAAAAGAGAATCTTAGTTTCTGGCAGAAGCTTCGCAAAGCATGGGTTAACAATACCATTAGTTCAATGGTTGCAGAAAACCCTGCGTATGCTGCTGCAGTAGGATGGCAACAGGATGAAGACGGTGATTGGAATCAAGACGCTGTTAACGACGAAGGTGTAAAGCAGCTTAGACACAATTTGATGGAAATTGGTATGTCAACCCCAATGGGCCCTGGTGGTCTTGTTACGAAGGGGGCCGGAGCTGTAGGAAATATCGCCAAAGAGAAAGCTTTGTACTTCATGGCCAGACGTGGTAGTAAATGGGCTACTGAAAAATTATTTGCTGCCGCAGTAAAAGAAGCACCTACAATAGGTAAATAGATGATGGATGTTGGCTTAATGAACACTGCTGGAACGTTGACAGATCTTACTGTACAGCGACAAGCCGAAAACGCTTATAATGAGAACAGACATGTACTACCATTTGATTCCACAGCAAATTATGACGCCCAGTTAAATCAGATCAATAGTAGACTTGAAGAGGTGTCAAAACTTCAATAGAAGAACCAAGAAGATATAAAGGAGTATCAAGATGCCAACGAAATGTGGTTAAACCGTCATCAAATCAGCGAATATTATAAGAAGAAAGCTGAAGATAACGATATGAGCTTCTGGGATATTGATACTTACCTGTACAAACTCCCTGGTACAGCTGGATCTTCTGCATCATCGTGGAAAACACAGTTGGCAGCTTGGACAATTGGTTTAGCTACGCGTAGATTCGCTGTTGGTGCAACTGCCAGAACTCTTGGTACCTTGGGAACATTCGGTATGAACTTCTATGGCGCTATGGAAGAGAACAAAGCCGAGGTGTATGAAGCTTATAAAGATAAAGTTAAAGAGCTCGCTCAAGCTGATGGATCATTGCAAGCTGTATTAAAGGAAGCAACTGAAAGACTCGGTAAAACTGATATGGATGACGATAAGAAGCTTGATGCTATTCTTATGGGAGCTGTAGATGTTGGTAATGTGAAGTTCAACAAACATAGAATGGATGCGTTCGAAGGAACGAACAGTCTTTACCAAGATGATATGTTTGCCGTAGCTGGAGATGCCGCATTTGATACCGCACTTGAAGTTATGCCGTTTGGTAAGGTAGCCAAGTCAACCAAGTATGGTAAAAAAGCTTACGATGTCGCTAGTAAAGCAGGCAGCTTGTGGAGGGAAGCTGGACGAAGAATTGACGATCTTGCTACTTGGACTAGACATTTAAATGCTGACAAATTATCCAAAGGTGTTTGGAGAAAATACTGGTGGGATGTTGCGAAGCGTGCATTCTTATCTGCAAACTCTGAGATGATAGAAGAGAGTAGCCAGTATCTCAATGCTAAAAAGTATAAGGATGGAGTATACGATGGGGATGACAGATCATTCTTGATGAGTATACTCGGTTGTATCGAAAATGGTGGTAAGAGTGTATTTGCGTTCTACAACCCTTGGGATACAGCCATGACATCTGATAGAGAATGGCTTGAGAATGCTCGTGGTGGTTTCCTTATGGGTTTTGGTAATACCGGTGCACAGAACTTAGTTGCCGGTGTTAAAGAAACCTTGAATTAGAAGAGTGCTGACCAATTTGTATCAGAATTGGCTACGTCAAATCGTCTGTATGAAAAGGATTTGATCAACAAAGGTAAGTATTACGCATCTTCAGCTTTAAAAGGCAAAGAACGTAATGTTCTTATGGCATTCGACAAGCTTCATAAAGTAGAAGGTATGGAGGATTTCTCCGAATTAATCGATCAAGAGAAAGAACGTGCTTCTTGGGTAATGAATGTTGCAAACAGTAAGAGTTTCAAGAAACTTGCTGAAGCAAACGGAATCAAGCCTGATACAGATCAATACGCTGAGATTGTGTCTACATATGCTTACTATAATCAAATGTATCAAGATGCAGTAGAGGGATACAGAGAGGCTAGAAAGAAAGTAGATGAGATCAGTGGTACAGAAGCATACAAGAGATTCCTTAGTCAGTATATGGATTATACTGATCCTGTCACTGGTGAAACTAAGACACTTGATCCTGAACAGATTAAGAACACGGTTGCGTTTAAGAAATCATTATATGATGTAGCGTCTCAACGTAAAGCTATTGAGACATATATCAGTCACATGCAACGAGTAAACGAAATATACAATGGTAACGCACCCGAAACGTATATCAAGTATGCTCAGGATATACTCAAAGACCTTGACGAAAACCTTGAGAAGCAAGGGTATTCTAAAGAGGATCTGACAGATGATGTCCTCGAACCATATAATCCTATGGTTGAGAGCTATTATCAAACAATACCTTTCTTGGTTGATATGCGTATTGCTCAAGACAAAATAAAAGGTTTCGATCTTAGAAATCCTGGCTCAGAACAGACTAAGAAATTTATAAGCGCTATCGTTCAGGGACGTGAACATGTAACTCAAGACGACATCAGATTACAGCAGGATATCATGGACGATTATAATTCTGATGGCGTAACTGATACCGAAGAATAGGAGGATGTTGTAGATGACAATGAATCAGAGGGCACTAATGACGATACTGACATACTTGCAGATGAGACGATTAGTGAAGATGAAGCGAGCAACGGCGTAGCCGACCAAGATCAAACTGATGAAGAAGGAACCGTTGAGGCTCCAGATTGGTATGTTACAGATGATACTGTTGCTCCTGAAGAATTACAACCTACTGAAGAATCTGAAGGTGAACAGAAAGTTGACGAAGGCGAGAAAGAAGAAGAATCTGAGCAGCAGGAAGAAGAACCTGTTCAACCTGAAGAAGGTGAGAAATCTGATGAAGAGGATGCTGTAAAGAAGGAAGATAATAATTCAGAAGCACAACCTGAGGCATCATCTCAAAAACAAGAAGAAGCTCGTAAAGAATCTGAGGAACCAGAGGAAACCACTAAAAAGGCCCCTTCAACTGATTAGCAGTTGGACGAGTATGGCAGAACTCCTGAGGAGATAGCTCTTGCTGAAAGAATTGAACAGCGTAGGAAACAACTAGGCGTAAAAATTACTACAAAGAAGGTTGTACGTAGTAAGAGCTACCTTGCCAAGCGGCGTAAACAGATCGCTGAGATGGGCGATGATCCTAGCAAATACACAGACGAACAGCTGTCTGTAGAAGTAACTACTGAAATATCTCAAGAAACTAAATACGGTGTAGCGATAGCTATGGCCAATGATGTGATCGATGAGATTCACGGTATACTGTTGCCGGCACTACAATAGCATTTGAACTAGTTGGTAGAGTAGACAAATGACGCATTACATGCTGCAGAAGCCAGATTGCTTAATCCTTCAAATACTCAGGAAGACATCGAATCGATACGTAAGGATATCGATTACTATCGCATGCAAAGTGATGGATATTCTAAGCAGCTGTATTACACAACTATTCCAAATCGTACGAGATATTTCGTTGAGAATGAATTTGATGATATGGATGAAGTTGATCTTGATAACAGCTAGAGATTGCTGCTTGATACCGCTACGGACGTTCAAGATACACGTGACGTGTTATCCAGCTTAATGATGGATGCGGAAAGTGATGAAGTACTTGATAAGTACTACAAATAGCTGAAAGACAGTCTTGCTCAAGCTGAAGATCTGTTGAATCAATTACATTCAAAACAACAAGCTGAAAGTGCGAGATCTAAAGATGGTGTTTAGGAAGAAGTTAAAGAAGAGGAACCTGTTGGAGCTGAGAACAATGAAAACGACTCTCCTGCAATAAAGCCTGTAGAGGAATAGACACCTGAACAACAAGCTGATCCTAATAAATTTATTCCTGATGAGCGTATTGAGTATGCTAGAACAAGTAATACTACGGATGCTCAATTAGATGGTATTGTTGGTGCTACATTTGCTGACAATGAGGCATATTACTTGTCTTCTACTCAGCCCGACTTTATCACAGAGTCTACTATATCCTTTGAGCAATACGGTAACGCTGTATATGTAATATTCAATTACAAAGGGCAAGCTATTAGAACGAAATTTAAGCCTAATTAGTCCAATACGTAGTTACTTGGTAAGTTGATTAATGCTATACAACAAGTAAAAGAGGATCCAAGTAAGAGCATTTAGCTTATCGGTTTGTCCCGTACTTACGGTAGATTTTAGAATGCGAATGCTAACATGTTACTTACTGAATCGTAGCTGTGGGATAGTTCGATCGGTATTATGGATATTACTCCAGAGAATACAAAGATTGGAATTTCTACAGGATCTGCATTTGGTAGCCAAGTACGTGTAAATGGAGAAACTATTAGTGAAGGTATTAATACCGCCGGTGGTGTATACTTGATTACACACTCAAAGAAGCTTGAAGGGAATCGTACACGTAAGCCTTTGTTCGTTAAGCTTAATCCTGGTAAGTTCATAAACAAACCTGGTACAGCTAGTTTACTCCTTGATTTGATTTTATCAAATGATAAATCAGTCAAGATTGGTGATCAAACATTGCCGTTTACTCCTCAACAGTTGCTTGATCTGTTGGTGCACAACGGCGTAGATACAATGGTGTCTGACGATGCTCCATACACACAAGCTCAACGTGAAGCACTTATTAAGAAATAGTTCTGTACCGATGGTAATGGTGGTATATGGATCGGCGATCATTTATATGATATCTCACAGCTTAATTCTGATCCTAATATACGTAAGCAAGCTATTCAGTATATTCAAGACAACTTTACAAATCATATCAACGAAGGTTTGCTGTAGTCATACGCTATCTCAAAAGATTGTCCTTTAAGCGGTCTTAAGAACTGGTTTAAAGTCAATGGAGTAGATAAGATAACAGTTATCCCTGGTGAATTAGAATTTACTGCAGAGCAAGCTGGTTTAAAGAAGAACTCGCAAGGAATGTATGTTGATGATGCTAAGCACGGTAAAGGTATTAGCATGATTGGTTGGTACATTCAGAATGGTTCCATGCTTACTGATGTTAAACGTATGGTTAATGCTAATATCTATTTCAAAGATATCGAAATAGCCACAAACGAACCTACGGAAAAGGATAAAGCTCTTCTTAATGATCCTATTCAACATGCTGAAGAAAAAGATGAATCTTAGCCATTGAGTATTGAGGATTTGTTTAGCGGTCTTGAACCAGGTGCAAATTATGCAACAAATGCTGTGATCAAAGATAAAATGTTGAAAGATCAAGCTGCTGCGTACATAAGTAGAGTACTTGGTTTATCGTCAGATCAAATATAGATTGCTCACGATGTTATCGGCATCACTCAGTCCGGAATGAAAATTCTTGGTCAGAGTAGAGTTGATGCTATTGAGTTATCAGAGCTTGCGCCAAAAGGTATTGAATATCACGAGGCTTGGCACAGAGTATCAAACCTTCTTATAGATGCCAAGAAAAGAAATAAGATCTTTGAAAGAGCAAGAAAGAAGTATAAAGGTAAAGTGTCAGATCAGCGTATTGATGAGGACCTAGCAGAACAATTTAGAGAGTTTATGCTTACTAATGAGCAAGCAATGAACGATTTGCAAGCTGCAAATTGGTTCCGCAAGATTAAAACGTTCATTAATGTTTGGTCTAAAGTCGGCAATCTGCGATTAGCCAAGTTGTATTACGATATTAATTTAGGTAAATTCTCTGGAATCAAACCTTCACAAGAAAATATCGACAGATTCAACAAACTGTATGGTAATACTGGTGCAGGATTCGAGATTAGGGGAACCAAATTCGATACAATACCTACTAGATCAGATTATGATAATATTGTCAAAGGTCTTACTTACGCAGCTGTTACAATGCAGGTGCGCAGGTTTACTGATAAGAAAGGTTTGTCAAATATATTTATGCATGTTGACAAGGTTGATCTCGATAAATTACGCCAATCCTGTAAAGGTAAAGGTAGTGCTGTTATGGATGAAATTTATCAGAAATGGGATATATTTGCTAAGGACATTTATAATCAACTTAGAGATATGTCTGTTAAATTCAAGCAGCAACAGGAAGATGAAGAAAATAAAGAAGCTGAAGAGCCGAACAAGAACACAGATATCGGAGAGCATACGAAAGCTTCGTACGAGGTATCTTTGTATGATAATGCTCCAGCTGCTGTTAAATTCTTCTTTAGAACTTTGCCGCAGTACGTGTATAATACAGATGGTAAAATTGTTCTGAAAAAAGAGCCTCTTACCGGTTTCCCAAGATTTAATGACGGTAAGTTTGTATGGAATATCATTTCAAATGATTTACATGCTTGTAATTCAATCCAGCAGATGAAGTAGGAGATCGATAGAAGATCTGCTAACGATTTAATGTATTTCGCTCTTAAGACACAGTTTGATAAACTAATAAAAAACAGTAAGAGTGAGGACCATGCTGTAGCAATGGATGCTGAAGTGCTGCTTACATAGTTATACGTTACTGTACACTCACACATCCACGATTTCTTGACAATTAAAACTAATCAGTTAGATGGTGGTGGTAACTCAGTAAGCATTGTAGACAACACTGTTGATGTTAAAGCAAGAACGCTTCCTAACATGTGGGGACAACAATTAATGCGCGGTAATATATTCACGTATCAGAAAGATGGAAATGTTGCATGGAAAGAAAACGGTCAGAAAACTTTAACTTAGCTGATCAACCGATTTGAAAATATCAAAGACAGCTTGCTTAACAATAAACCTTATAATCCAAAAGGTGATCAAGAATATGATATCAATACTCCTGAAGGAATAGATAAGATAAAGAGCGACATTGTATCACTGTTTGGCATGCTTGGTGTTACTGTAGATAAAGGCACTATCAATCAAATGTTGAAAGATCCTGATTATGGCAACAACGAAACGTCAGAATTATCTAAGCTTACGCAGTTTGTAGCAAGCACTAAGAAATTTGGTGGATTTACAGGATTTATCAATTAGCTTAGAGGTCTTAAAGATAACGCTGATGTTAGAGGATTGAATGGTATGAAGAAACGTGTTGGTGATAAAGAAGAGTTTGTGCGTACTCAAGATCTTTATCAGCAAAGTGGTTTCATTAAAGAACTCGCTAACAACTATGTTCAATGGCACAACAATTCGGATGAGATGATTAGTTATGCTGCTGGAGGAAACCTGCTGTATCCTAAATCGCAAAACAATTTCTTTACTGATAGAGTGAGCGAGTTAAACACAGATGTAGAAGTATCCAAGCAGCTTAGAAGAGTTCCGTACAGTGAGCCTTCTTTGATCCTTAGTCAGTTACTGGACACTCGTACCAAATTAAAAGTATCTACGTTCGTAAACTTCAAAACTTCACAGTACGCAGATACAGGAAGCGACTATTTTGATATCACTGCTAAGGAGGATTACATTGCGAAGTTGACGCTTACAACAAACGATCATCTGATTTCTCCTACTGTAGCTGATAAGAAAACGTATCATGCAATTAGTGGGTTGAAGTTGTTCCACGGAAAGATTGAAACACAAGCAGATAAAGGTATTGTGCATATGCAATTTGACGATAGAGCTGTTGATCAATTCTTATTGTATGCTAAAGCTGACCTTGCGGCTGCTACTCAATGTATTCAACAGCTTGAAGGATATACTGACGACGAAGGAATATACCATGCTCCTATTGATGATGACTAGAAGGTCAAAAATTATCACACCAAAGCAAAGTACAAAGATAGCAAAGGTGTAACACACGAAGTAGAACCTAACGGTACCAGATTTAGATTTCTTACCGGTATATACAAGTGGCAGAAGATTGACGGCAAGATGCAAAAGGTGTTCATAGACTTTACAGATCCTCATAAATCTTCTAAAGAACTAATTGATTTAGCTAAACGTGAATTCTTCGATCTCGATATTAAAGCCCAGCGCTCAATCATCAACGATTTAATTCAAGAGCGCGTACAAGATGAATTGAAATATGCTACAGAACTCGGTGTTATTGAGAAGAATGGCAGATTGTATTCATCAGAACTGATTGACAAAGCTCAGATAAGCAATAGCGCTAGAAACTATTACAAAACAATAGATGGTTCACGGGAGCTTAATGAAGCTGAAAGGAATCATTATGCTATCATGGAACTCATTGCTAATCATTGCATTAACACAATAGTTTCAGTAAACGAGATAGAGCGTGTGTTCAGCGGTGATCCTGCATTCTACAAATGGACATACAACGAGCATGGGTTAGTCGAAAACAGCATCGATAAGATCAAACGTCTTGGTGCATTGACATCTACCGGAGAGAATAACCGTACCGATATTGAAGGTATTCCTCAGAACTACACAGTTTGTGAGTTCCAAGATTATGAAAAAGGTAGTGATATCTATCTTAACACGATCAAACCGTATTGGTATACTGGTAGCTTGATTTCTTCAGTAAGACAGTTACATGGTGAAGACGCATTGTTCAATGAAGATGGTTCAATGTATACTCAAGAACAACTTGAAGAGAAGTATCCTGATGCCGTCAAGTATGCTGAAATTGCAACCGAGAAAGAGGCTGCCGGTTACGCTAAAGATATCAATGTTGCAGATGCTGCAGTGTATGTATCAGTAGATATGTATCGCAACATGATGCGTCAGATTGGTGAATGGGGTATAGAACAAGAAGAAGCATATAACTTATTGCAGTCTGATGATAATGTGTGGGCATATTCTCCACGAGATGCAGCAAAGGTGCGTAATGCGTTCTTAAAACCGTTGAAGTATATGGCATTCGGTAATAGAATTCAGAATGGTCTTTCTGTTCCGTACTTTAACAAAATGGCATTGTTCCCGGTATTTGAGTATGTTGCCACTGGTGATATGAAAGCTGTATACGATCTTATGAAAGAACGTGGAGCTGACATGGTTATGTTCAACAGTGCTGTTAAATCTGGTTCATAGAATGCGCAATCGTTCTATGGTGAAGACGGTAATGTGCAAGACTTCAGTAAGTTCACAACTTATCAGCAAGATTTCAAGTATCTCCGCCATCAGTTGAAGACAGATCCTCATGAACATGAATTGTCAATGCTTGGTACTTAGATGTAGAAAGTTGTTCTTTCTAACTTAGGCCTGAAGATGCAATATGGTAAAGAAGGAGAGAAAGTAACCGGTCAATACATCAAGGAACAGGTGTTTGCTTCTATGAATGCTATATCAGATTACGGTAGGGCCGAAGTGCAAAAAACGCTGTGTAATGAAGACGGCACAATCAATGAAGAGAAGTTTGCTAAAACACTTCGCGAAGAAGCTGAAACACAAGGAGCAAATGATAACATGCTAAATGGTTTAGCCACTCAAAACGGTAAGCTTACTATACCATTGTCTGCATTATCTAATACAGGGTGGTTAGAGAGTAGAGAGATATCGTTCATTAATAAGCATACTGTAGATTTAAATCTTCCCGGTGGTTCGTTCATTCAGAGATCTGCATTTGGTATCGCAAATAGAGACCTTAGATATAAGACTGAAAGAATGCTTAATGATGGTTAGCCGTTGAAACTAATCAATGAAGAAGGTAGTATGGATGCGATAATCAGTATCAATATGTTTAAACATATTATACCTGATTACAACAAAAAGACATTCTACCAAGCTAGACAATGGTTGATAGAGCATAATATAATCGGCAAAGAAGCTAATGCAAACTCTGTTGGTTATCGTATTCCTACACAGTCTCAGGCATCTATTTCAGCACTTCGCTTTGTTGATGTTCTTCCAGAAGTTATGGGTGATACAGTTGTTCTTCCTGAAGAGTTTACAAAACTTACCGGTTCTGACTTCGACGTTGATAAGTTGTTTATATCTAGATTTGCTTACGATAAAGAAGGTAATATTGTTCAATTTGATCATTCTAAGTCACACATAGAGAACTCTAAGGAAGCTAATGGTAATAATCTTATAGATTGCTTCCTAAAAGTATTGCTTACTAAGGAACACACTAACGATCTAAAGATTTCAATCGATAATGATACAGAGAATGTAAAAACTGTATTAGCCGATATTGAAAGTTTGAAGAAGGAATCTCACGTGTTACCGTTGTAGCAATACTCTCCTAAGTATCAATCGGAGAAGAAAGAGGAATATACAGGTGGTAAAGCTGGTATTGGACCATTTGCATTGAATAATGCTCATCATGTACTTACTCAGCTTACAGACTTAAACTTCGCAAATAATGCGCTTACTGAAGCTTGGGGCATTACTAGTCTTAGTAAGGTATTTGATGATGTTGATCAGAACCGCGACGGTAGTAGAAAACGTGTACTTAGTTGGCTGTCTGCAATGATCAACGCGTTCGTAGATATTGCTAAAGATCCGTACATTGTACGTTTGAATGTCAATTCTTATACTTACAACATTGCATCATTCTTGTTGCGTACAGGTAAGGGTGAGAACACATTCTATTTCCTTAATCAACCTATCATGATTGATATTGCAAATGAAGTACTCAAGACTAGAGGTAAGTATGGTGTAGACCAGCACATGTCGCAAAGTTAGAGAGAAGAAGCTGCAATACAGAAGGTTCTTATGAAGTATGATTACAATGCTAATAAGAAGTTATACGAAAACGTAAAGACTGATAAACAGAAAGCTGATGTTTACGGTAAGTTGTTCGATAAAGACTTCTTACGTAATATGATGATGCATCCTACTAATGAGAATCAGATTTACATCTATCAAGCGTTCTAGGAATTAAACAGGTATGCACAAGCAATGTCTGATCTCGTTAAATTCTCAAAGATTGATACAAAGAAAATGGGTAAATCTTTTGCGGAACAACGTGTATACGATAATGGAATGTCGGAACTTGCACGCAACGAGCTGTTTGCTCCAGGACAAGTACAAAGATTCTATGATGAAACATTCTTATCTGTAAAGAGACGTAATAGTATTCATCTTGGCAGAGACTTGTTTGCTAGTCAGCTAATTCGTAATACATACCAAGTAATGACTGTTGCAGATAACATATTATCTTAGATCAACAGATCGTCTACAGCAGATGCTAACTTGCTGAACGTTGTTTATAGAGCAATCGAGTCTTCGATAAAATCACAGTTCTTCAATCAACGTATGGCTAAGAGAGGGATAACAGCAAGAGATCTGTTCTACGGTGATAAGTCAATAGCTAATAAATTAGCAGATATCAAACAACAGATTTATTCTGGTCAGTTAAAAGGTATGCTTGATCAAGATGGTGTTATTACTAACAAACTTCTTGAATATTTGATGTCTAATTCAGGTAAGTTTGAGAAGTCGTATGAAAAACCAGACTTCCTTGATACTTACTCAATGTTCGACAGCGATGTGTCAGATCAGAATACACTAATTGATAGCTGGTAGGAATTGTATGATAGCAATATTCCTGAGTTGCATAACTTAGCAGAAGACTTAATTGATTACTCGTTCCTTACTTCTGGTGATAATCCTGGTATGAACACATTCTTTAATTACTTGCCTATTGATATACGTAGACGTATTGGCTACGCTGAGTATATCGGTAACGCAATGGAATCATTGAATGATCCTACTAAAGTATCGTAGGTTAGCATCGATGACATATACTTAAATAACTGGCAGAACGATGCACTCGTCAAACCTGTAGCTTATACAGTATACGATCAGAAAATAGACAGTGATGCCGAGACTGGCGAGAGAGGATTAGTGAATAAAAAATACAATTTTGTAGGTGTTCTTAGTAAATATGCGTTACCTGATTAGAAGTATCCTGTATTAGAAGCTTTATCTGGTGTAAGAGACGCATAGAATCCTCAATTCGATATCAAACCGATTAAATGGGTATAGGTTACTAACGAACTGACCGGTAAAACTGTTAGCAAACCGGTATTCCCTAAATACATCAAGATTAAGTATACTCAGCAGCGTACTCCTAGCAACACTCTTGTCTACCAGCAGATTGGTTAGATAGAGATCTATAACAGAGAGACTAGAAATAAGGAATACAAACCTGTATACATGATAGTTAATAAGAAGGGATACAATATGCAAGGCCATAAGATCATTGAATACGGTAGAAGTGATAAATATTCATTTAACAATTTCCCTGTTTCAATGAATGCTCACGATGCTATGGCTGCTGTTGGACAACAATTAGCTAAAATGTATCCAAACTGCGAATTATCATTGTTGGAACGTACCGGTGATATATGGGAAGATACCGACAATGAAGAGACACAGTATGGTACTAAAACAGAAACTCAAGCGTCACTCAGAAAAACATACGAAGGTATTATAACTGAGCTTGCAGACAACCAAGTATTCGTATTCGGTAGTAATACTGAAGGCAGACATGGTAAAGGCGCAGCGTTAACCGCTAAAGACAAATTCGGTGCAGTGTATGGTCAAGCTGAAGGTGCGCAAGGCCAATCTTACGCCATCATCACTAAAGATCTTACATCTAAAACACAACCTTCTAGAACCAAAGAATAGATTGAAGAGCAGATTAATAAGTTCTACGATTATGCACAGTAGAATCCCGAGAAAGAATTCCTTGTAGCATACTCTGGTACAGGAACTAATTTGAATGCTTATTCTAATTAGGAGATGGCTCAGATGTTCGCAAGTACTAGCATTCCTTAGAATGTGGTATTTGAGAAATCGTTCAACGATTTGGTCGAAAAAGAACTTGATGCAAGACTTGCTAATGAAACCCAAGAAAAGCAACTAAGTCAAGCTGCACAAGATGCAATTAAATAGGTTGGATAGGCTAATGTTGATCAGACGGTCAAAACTATGTAGAGCGATGATTCGCAATTCACATAGTCTGAAAAGAAATCTATCAAATCTATACTTGGAGATATCAAACCAAGAGTATTGGTTGCATCAGAGACCACAGATCCTGTATTCCATGTTAAGAAGATCAAAGAGATGGTAGAAGAAGAGATGAAGAAACCACCATTAGAACGTAAGTTCCACATGATGTATCTAATCACTAAACATGACGGTCTGCCTCTTAAGGAGTTGGCTAAACTTCCTATCAAGAAGTATTACCACTTCAGTATTACTTCACTTGGTGGTACAAAGTACGAACCGGGTGTAATGAAGACTGATGATATGCTCGATAGAATTGAAGCTTTAATTAAAGATAAAACTCTTGATCCAAATCTGATCACAATTCGTATAGATCCTATAATACCAGGAGTTACTAATTCCGATGATATTAGACACATAGTTGAACGTGCTAGTAAAATGGGAATTAGGCAGTTTAAGTTCAGTGTGATGGATTCTTATGGCTATACTGAGAACGGTGGTAAAACGCAAAGTCAGCAAGACAGATTCATCATTCAAAGAATGTCCGAGCTCGGTTATGACTGGGATACTTATTACGGTAGAAATAAAGACGGTATCGTTAATTTTGATGCTAAACCTGAGATTATATCTCAAGTATATCATTATATGGATTCTTTAGCGGATGAATTTAAAATATGGTTCAATACCTGTGGTGAAAGACCTAGGTTTATAACAGGTCTTAAACACATCAGAACAGATGTTGGATGTATTAGCGTAGATTCAATGAATGCTGCTATGGGTACAAATGATATAGCTAATGTAGAAGGTAATCAGAGAAAAGAATGTAGTTGCTACGGTCTTAAGAGCGATGCTTTGAGATATACCGATTCTTGTGCTTCAAGCTGTATATATTGTTATGCTAAACATAATAGTAATTCTGCAATGAAGTATTACAATGAAGATGGCACACTTAAAAACAACGCGTTTACTCAGACTACCGAATCAACACAACAGAACAGTAAGCAAAGCGATATTGAATTGTGGTCTGAAAAAGAAGGCTGGTCTGCTGAGTATTTCAATGATAAGGTTCTACCTAGAGTACAGGAAGGTTGGCAAATGGAATTTAAACTCGCAGACGATCAGAACGGTCCGTATAAATTCCGTGGAACAATGAATTACAAATACGGTAATCAGTCTAGAGAAGGCATCAAATCAACATCTACAATAGATGCGATTCTTGCCGGCGAGCGTACAGCTACAACAAGATTTGAATCTGATGGAGCTGTTGATTACTGGAAGAGTGCTAAGGTTGGCGATGTAATTCAATTCTATACCGGAGATAAAACAGTAAACGTTGTTGTAACATCGGCTTTACAAAAGCTGACAGATAAGTATCCTTTGTTAGCTTCAATTCAGACTGGATCAGATAATACAATCGATGTGTGGAGCGGTTCTAAAGAGCATGGTCCTTCAAATGCCGCTCTAAGTAACTTTGCATACAGACCGTTTAGCCACCAATGGAAAGATGGCTCTAGAACGCAATTTAGTTCCGTAGAACAAGCTTTCTAGTACGTTAAGGCTAGATACTATTCTGATGCAAGTAATGAGCAAATACAGGCTATATTAAGCGAAAACAACGGTACTAAGCTGAAACAACTTGGTAGAAGTGTTCCTGGTCTTAAGAGTGAACAGTGGAACGCTACTAAGGAGAAGTTCATGAAAGCATTCATTAAAGAATCAATGCTAGCTAATCCTACCTCACTTAATCTGCTGTTGTCTACTGGTAATGCTACTATCACTCATGTAAATGATAAAGGTGAATACAAAGTTCTGTTCCCAAAAGTACTTACTGAAGTAAGAAATGAATTACGTAATATACAACAGCAAGGTAAAGTGAAAACTGTATATCAAGGTAGAACTACAGCGCAAGATAATCGTAGATACAATTACTACACACTGTCTAGTAAAGAGGCATCTGATTATGGTACTGTTACTCAGTACACTGTAAACACTGACGGTTTCTTGCAAGTATACAATGGCGTTTTCGCTACTCAGTAGTTTGTAGACTTACAAAAAGAATTCTATAAGACAGAAGGTAAATACTTCGATGTGCTTGATAATTCAGAAGAAGGATTAGAAAGACAGCGAAGATTCTTCTAGTTTGTAGAAAGCAAAGGATACAAAGGACTGGATTTCATAACCAACAACAACAGCGTATTGACATCTGATCAAGGTAAGTTTTAGAACGCATACTTGGTATCGTTCAATCAAGATTCGTATATGTTACATTCTGGTGGCGCAATCGGTTCTGATACTATGTGGAGCTAGATTGGTAAACAGATGGGCGTTCTTAGTGATTCTGGAATCAATCATTATTATCATGGAGAGAAGACGCCAAACGGAAACGTTGAGATTAGCCAAGAAGATTATGATGAAGGTAAATATAAAGTAGCGTAGGCTGCTAAAGCAAACTATGGCTACAACTATGGCACAATGAAGAATGATCTTCTTATAAGAGATTGGTCTCAAGTAAAACACGCTGATGCGGTATTTGCTATTGGGCATCTTGTAAACAAGGGAGAGAGTTTGTTTCCAAATCAAAAGAACGATACAAGAATTGCACGAAAGCAAGCCGTTCAAGGTGGAACCGGTTATGCAGTTGAGATGGCTATTCAAGAAGGTAAACCTGTATACGTATTCGATTAGAATTCAAAACAGTGGTATAGTAATTTAAACGGAGAATGGTCAGAATGCTCTACGCCAGTACTTACTAAGAACTTTGCCGGTATTGGTACTAGAAATATCAATGCCGATGGTGAACAAGCTATTAGAGACGTATATACTAAGACTCTCGAATCAAATGATGCTGCTGAAGAATCTGCTCGTGAGCAAGGATTTGATGATTGGTTGAAAGATATGGATAAAGAAGGTGAGAGAGTAAGAAAAGAATGTAATGGAGGAGAATAATTATGGCATTATTTTGTCCAAATTTTAGTAACAAAGAAGTAAAGAAAGAGTTCAATGAACTCGTAGATGCAGTTGGAGAAAATGCTGCATATTATCTCTGGAATGAAAACAACGGTTATAGTTTAGACAAGGCCCCTAATGGGGCTTCGTCTAAGCTGTTTTCAAGCCTTCTAGAGCATTATAATGGTGACCGTAGACTAGCTATCATACAGAAGGCTAAAACTTACTCACAGGGCTTTAGAAACTGGTTTGGAGACTGGGTTAAAATTCAACAATAGGTAATTGGTGAAGGCGGTAAAAACGCATTTACAGGCGTTAGTACCGTTGTCGATTCTAATGGTGAACCAATGATTGTTTATCATGGCACAAATACTGTGTTTGATGAATTTAAGCATATTAATGCTGGTGATACTACCGGTATAACTGTGTATACTGATAAAAGAACAGGTGAACAATTTGAATCAGATAGTAATAATGTATTTTTCTTCTCTTCAAAAAGAAGTGTTGGGGAATCTTATGCTAGATTAGCAGTGCATAAAGATTTACTGCGTTTACACATGCAAGTCAATTCTTTGATTGGAACTTTTGCTAAAGGATCCGCTAGTATTTCACTAGACTATTTCAAATCATTTGAAGATTTTTGTACCACATTAAACAAGCTGTCTAAATTTAGTCCTAGATTTACAGCACTCGCTAATTATATCAGATAGTAGAGATATAAGTAGCAAAGACTTACACAAAAAGAAGTTAATGCTGCAAGACAAATGTTTATACAAGTACGTAAGAAACTTGAAGAACTTACAGATCAATGGTTTTTTTCTTCACAAGATTCGTGGAATAATGTGTTTGAGGATGACCAAAAGTTTCTTGATGAGTACAACAGTAAAGAAGGAGCCAGAAGATTAAAAAACGGTGAGATACCGAAACAAATATCTGATAGATTGTATTCACGAAGAGATTTTTCAAAAACGGATAAGAATACAGATCCTGATAACGAATATATGTATTGGGACGAGAATTCGAAATCTTGGAGATACCATGATGACGATGAAACACTTTAGTTTTCTAATGGGCTGAATGGTTATTATGATACAACAATATTATATAATCATGATGAAGGGTTGTATGTTTCAACATAGAATGGAGTGCATACAAAATTATCATAGATGACTGTACCTCAAATATAGAATTTGCTGTCCGATTTATAGCAGACACTTAATACTTCAAAAAAGAATCTTGCTGAAGTAGATCAATACAACATATATTCAGATAATATGTAGCTATACCCGTGTTACTTAAATGTTAGAAATCCTCTAGATTTTGACTACGAAGGAACTAGTATGGGTGGAGGATTTAAAGGTGGTAACTACCCATTTGGCTACGTTGCCGCTAGACAAGTTAAACGAGCAATGCAGCAATAGAATGATGGTGTCATATATCGTAATATTTAGGATCCTTACTTAGCGGATAATTATGGTGTATTTAATTCATAGTAGGTAAAATCTATTGAAAATAACGGTAGATTTAATCCAAACGATCCAAATATACGACATCAGATATCAACACTTAGGCATTTTCAAGAATGTATGTCTGCGTTTGATAACGCCGTAAAGAACCACGATTTAAATCAGTATAAAGTATTCTTACAAAATAAACAAAAGCAGCTCGTCAACGGACTAACTATTGAACTGCAGTAGCTGTATCCTGAAGTAGAACTTAACTTCCATGAAACAGGTATTGTCGGTGAAGATTCCAATGTAAAAGGTAGATACAATGCTGAATCTAGAGTGATAGATGTTGTTGAAATACTTGCTACAGAAGACACTATTCCTCATGAGTATGCTCACCACTTCATACAAGTATTCCGTAACTCCAAATTGGTACAGGAAGCATTAGATGTGTACGGTGATGAAGAAGCGCTTGTACAAGCCATTGCAGAACAATCAATAAAGTAGAAAGGTAAAGCCTGGGGATGGTGGAATAGATTCGTAGATTGGCTCACTAACATATTCAAATCCACAGATGCAAGAACCAAAGCCCGTATCAGAAGAGTTCTTACTAATGCATTCTTAACTAGAGAAGACTTGATGCAATACGGTGCAGCTGAAGAAGTCAAACTTACAGACAATGTACATTATAGCCGTGTAAATGTTGATACAGTAGAAAAGCTTGTTAGAGATATTAAGTCTGGTGCAGAGAGCCGTTTGAATACATTAAAGCATTATAAAGTAAGAAACCCACGAAGTGAAGAGGCTGTATCAAGACTCATAGATAAGCTGCAGATTGCAGATAACATTCAGAATGTTATGGATTTCATATCACACGTTGAAAATACTATTAAAGACGCTGAAGAGTTTACTTCAAGAAGTCTTGATTAGATATCATCAAAACAGTTAGTACAGCTTAAACACGATTATCTTGATTTCTACAAACCTCTACTTGAAAACGCTAAGTATCTTATGACTGTTGGTGCATTAGGACCGTAGTTTGCTGATCGTGATTCTGTAGAATATAAAAATCTCACTACTATCATTAATGCGTTAGACTGTGTTGGTATGAAGTACGACTGGCTACTTAAACAGTACTCTAGAAAATTCTTAATAGACTACGCAACACAGTCTGGTAATCCTATGATTAATCAACTAATTGATTGGCTAGACGATCCTAAGAACGATGTTAGCTGGTTAGGTTGTTGGCTTGGACAGAATTCAACTTCATCAAGCGAAGTTATCAGAATTTGTGAAAACATCGTTAGAAATATCAAGAATAAGACTGATAGAAACACGTTTGAAGTCGGTACAAGGCTTGTTAATTTACTTGCTAAAGCTAGAAAAGATTACGGTCACGATGTTATGAAGCTGTTCTATGAGAAAGATAGGAACGGCAATTCCACAGGGTATTATATACGAGAACGTAACTATGGTCAAATGTATCAAGATATTACAGAGTATGCTGATAAACAACTTGCAGATCTTGGCGTTATTAAAGATCAAGATGGTAATTACGACTTTGCAGATTTTGAAACTAAGCGTGAATTCAATCGTAGAATGAATAACTTCTATTCTACTCATTGCATAAGACGTTATAAGGCTGAATACTACAATTTGAGAAACGAATTATCAGAATAGACTATAACAGCGTTAGACAACATTCAAAAAGAAATAAACTATATCATGGATCGATATAAGAAAGATGATATATTTTTGAGTTCTGAGATGACTGACGAGGATAAAGCTCAGTTCGAATCTTTACTTAAAGCTAAAAACGCATTATATAGTTTATATTACAGTGACGGTAGCAAGAAATCTGGTACAGACTTGTAGATTGCTGAAGAATTATCAGAGTTCAGAGAGGCTACACGTTACAGACTTAATTACAAACCAGATATGGATAAGTTTAATAAAGCTTATATGATGGTTTTAAGTAAGTATGGAGATGGTAGTAAAGAGGCTATTGATTGGATGAGATACAATACTGAAGAAGTTTATTCTCAAGAATTCTATGATGCTATTGATAGTGGTACTAGAGATCTGTATGAATCAAATGATCAGTACAAAGAACTGATGAAGAAACGCCAATAGTTACTTAGCCAATTCAGAATAACCGGTACTCAACGTGAATATGAAGATCTGAATCCTCAATAGGAAAGAATGCTTAACGACCTTGATGCACAGATTGAATATTTGAAAGCTGAGATACTGCTTGATGCCAAATCTAACGGATTTAAAGGCAGTAAAGAAGCGTTTGAATCATTCAAAGAATTTGCTGAAGTAGCAACAACTGCACAGTATCGTAGAGACTATGCGAACGCTAAGAGTCTTGGTGAAGAAGAATTCCAAAAATGGTATGATAGAAATCACCACGAGAACGGACGTGGACAAATGGTACCTTAGAGTAGATACGTATATATTAGACCTAATGCTAAGTATTATAGAAAATACACAAGGTTAAAACCTGGTAAATTCTTCTCTGAACTTGACATGAGCTCTCAATTAGCCGATCCTGAATTTATACAAAATGGAGAAGCATATCAACCTAAATGGGGTATGTATGATAACTCTAAACAGTTTAATAAAATTGAAGGTTCCGCTCTTGAATTGTATAAAGCCTTACTTGATGCAAAAGAAGAGTCTGATAAAAAGATAACATTCTTGGGTAACACCAATAAATACAAGATGCCTCAAATTGAAGCTAGAGATAATATAGTTCTCAATCGAGGTCTTAAGACAAAAAGTCTTGGCAAATCGTTGAAGTATATATTTAAGCGTAGCATTGCTGTACGTGATCAGGATGAGGATTATAATGGTATAAACAAAAAGCAGTTTAGACCTGATGGTTCTCAAATTAAACTTGTTCCCACAAGATATCTTAGAATGCTCGACGATCCTTCAAAGATATCATCAGATGCTGTTGGTTCTATGATTCAATATTACGAAATGGCAGAGAATTATAAGAACACATCTGAAATGTAGAGTGATCTTGAATCACTGCTTGATTATGCCAAACTAGTTACATCTGAAGATTCTCGTATGACTTAGAAACTTCAAACTTTACTTGAAAGAAACATGTATGGACGTAAGACTGATAAGCTCAATAAGGATGGTGGTCGCATTGAGTGGAGTAAAGTTTCTAGTCAAGCTTATAACTACATATCTAAAGTAAACTTGGGATTAAACCCAGCTGTAGCTACAACCAACTACGCAACCGGTTAGGTATACACTACTCTAGAATCTACTTACGGTAGATACTTCGGCAAAGACGATTTAGCTTTCGCTGAATCAGAGATGTTACGTAATTGTGGTATTATATTCAATATAGGTAGAGCTAAGAGCAGAAACAAGGTTGTTATGCTTATGTAGATGAACCAGATAAGTAGAACAAATAACGAAACGTTCGAACGACTAGATCAGTATTGGGTAACAAGAGCCGTGCAACAACACGGTATGTTTGCTGGTTTATCAGCCGGCGACTTTACGGTTAAGTCACAGATATTACTTAGTGTGTACAGTAACTATAGATTGATTGATGGAAAATTCATTCCTAAGAGCTAGTTTAAAGGCGATAAAAAGTAGTGGAAGGAAGCCACTAGACTTTATGATGCATATGAAGTCAAAAATGGTGAACTAGTTGTTAAGGATGAATACAAAGACTTTGTTAACGAACGATTAAAAAATAACGTTGCAAACAAGATTGAAACTATCTGTAATAAGGTTGATGGTATGTTGTCTGATACAGATAAATCACAATTATATTCAAACTGCTTTGCAAGATGGTTGCTGATGCACCGCGGATTTATGGTAAATAATGTTGAAGATTTGTTTAAGGAAGAACAATTCAATTATGATACCGGTGAAGTTGAAACTGGAATTGCTAGATCAACCTGGAAAGCAATCAAAAGTCTGTGGAATAAAGATATCACACTTACTGAAGACAACAAATACGGTGCTAGAAAAGTAGCCACAGAAGTTGGTGTTGTTGCTTTGATGTCTATACTTAGTACATTCTTAATTAGTAAGATTGCTGATGACAACAAACGTAAATATTGGTGGCAATTCGTGAATTACATTTGGATCCGCTGTGGATTTGAAATGAGTGCTAAGTATAACCCATATGAGTTATTAGCAATTCTTGATTCTCCTACTGCAGGTAAATCGACTTTGTAGAACGTGCTTCACTTTGCTAAATTGTTATTTCCATCAACATACTTCGATAAGAAGCACTCACCAGCAAAGAAAGTAGAAAAAGGCCCGTATAAAGGTATGCCTTAGATTGAAAAGGACTTGATACAAGTCACGCCTTTCCACAGTGTGGTAGAGTAGACTAATACACACGCTATCATTCAAAAGAAGAAGAACCAAGAATACCAATTAAGTTATTAATACTTTTCGGTTTTTGCTGGTTACGTTTTTCACAGACAGAAACCAAAAGCAAAAAAAGAAGCCTAGTAGTAATCAAACTACTAGGCTTTATTTGTTATTCCTCATAAGGATAGTAATCTTCTTCAGGAGAAGTTGCTGTAACTGGTTTACCGAGTTGTTGAAATGGCGAAAGAACTCGGTTTATTAAATCATCATCTTTACCAGACCAAAAGTCTAATATCTTAACTATAGACTTGTTATCCTTTAAAAGACAACCGTTTTTTAATTGGTTGATATCCTTATTTAAAACAACAAATGAATATATCCTATAATGTTCTTTATTAATCACGATATGTCTAATGTTGTGTAGACTATTTAATTCTTTAAACTTAATAAAAGTATTCAAAGATGGTTTTGTATTAACTACTTTATAAAGTAAGAACACATGATTGTTTAAATATGGTCTGTTCTTATCTGTAGTATATGCGTTTACAAAACCGGTATCTTCGGATAAATCATTTTCGGTTATTTTATCGTCAATTAATGGAACAATGAATTTGCTAACTTCATTTATCATAACTCTTCAACTCCATCACCATTAATATATTCTAATGAATGATCCCATTGATTTGTTTTGATATGTTCTGAAATTTTTTGTAATGAGTTTGAAATAATATCAAGACTCTCTGAGATTTTACTCTCGTTGCTTAACATGTCAAATACACGTATTTGTCTGTCAGCATCTTTTCCTATAGCTATGATATATGCTTCAAAGTCATATTCTTCTGAATTTAAGTTCAATACTTCTTGCATATACCATTGTATTGCTAAGCTATAATAAGCAATTTGTCTGTAGTAGTTGAATGTATCTACTGAATGTTTAAAATCGTATACATTACCAGTTGTCTTTAAGTCGATTAAGATAATCTTCTTATTAACATGGTCAAAGCATACTCTATCCAATAGTGATTTACATTTAACTCCAAATTTTTCTACTTCCCAGTTAATATGAAATTCGTTGTGAGTCTCAAATGTAGCCGGTAAGTTGTATAACAATTCGTTTGCCTTCTTGTGGGCTTTAAGGTTGGCTTCAATCTTTTTTAATCCGTTAAGATCTGCGTAAGAGATAACGAATTTATCATCTCGATTTTCTATATACTTAATGTACCCCTGATATGTTTCAACTAGTTTTTTAGCCTCATCCAGTTTTACATTGTCAGGTTTACTGTTACTATACGCAGAATTATATACTTGTAATAGTATTTTATCTTCTGCTTCAAGCGGATTAATTGCTTTATTAAGTACATAGTTCTCAATGAAGTCTTTTTGTTGTTTTACTTTGGGTGTTTCGAAATCTAAGATTACGTAATCATCCCAAAAGATTTCAGGTTGTAGTATATATTCATGAATCATAGTTCCTGTTTCCAAGAACTTTCCTTCAAGTTTAATACCTTTGTTATTCTTGTAATTGTAGTATTCTTTAGGACCATACATAAGGAAATGACCAATATCACTATTGGATATTCTGGTCATGTCCTCATAATATGGGATACTCGTATCCATCTTTTTCATTATCCTAGTCTTTAGTTTCAATGTTAAGGAAACTGATAATTTCATCAAGTTTAAAGTCGTCTTGCAACGCTTCTACTTCTGTTAAGAAGCACTTGATATTATCAATACTCGGGTAACTAATGTTTTCTGTACAGAATTTAGTTACTAAGTCTTTGTTCTTAATGTCAAAGTCTGCGATTACTTGCGGTAAGTAAGCCAGATTGTCAGACATTGCGAAATGACGTTTATAACGAACACGAGAACAACGGTTAATCATGTACTCTGATACACGATAAAGATCATTGCAGGTCATGAGCACAAGTTTCTTACAGCCAGATGTTGTACCATCCAAGAACTGTAATAAACGTTCTGTGCGTACGTTCTTCTCTACTTCATCAAAGATAATCACAGCAGGTGAATCAAATTTGTTGAAGAATTCGTTAAGTGCACGTCCTGAAATATCGTCTTCAATAAGAATGATAGGTAAGCCGGTTTCTAAGGCAATACGCTTGGCCATAATAGTTTTACCAGTTCCTTTCTCACCTTCCAACAATACACCAGTTGTTCCGTTGCTTGTTGAATTATAATGATCAACAACACGTTTCATGAACAGTGACTCAGCTTCTGTAGAATAAAGCTTATCAGGAAGTGAAATGTTGACTGTCTCTTGCAAATAAATTTGACCAAGCCATTCGTCATACTTCAAATAATAAGTTTTACCGTTAATTAAATCGTAGTCAATTCCTTTCGGTTTTAATACGATACTCTCTCCAGATTTAATAAATTCAGACATATTGTAATTTGTTAATTAGTTCGTTTACTTCTTTCTGAGTATGCACAATATAGTATTTATACTGCGGCATGTTGTTTACTAAGTAATACTCAAAAAGTTTCTTTTTTATTGGAAATGCATCATTAGGGAATCCTTTACATTCTATAATGAAATTATTCCCTACAAAGTCAGGTTTATATGTTATAGCCCTGTTTTTACTGTCATTAAAAGTAAAAGCTGGAAGAAGTTCATAAGTATGCTGTTCGTATTCAGCTACTATGTTTGCTTCTTTCAGCTTTTTGTATGTATATGCTTCTAGTTTTGAACGAAATTGTATTCC